ACTAAGAATGGTAGAACAGTATCTTACGCAATCAGAACAAAAGTATCTATCCTTAAAAACCACGTAAATGGTTTAGGATACAAAGATGGTAAGGTAATCGCCGTTCATAACGGATACATCCAAGATACCAAAGAAGATTTGGAAAAGTATAAAAAAGATTATTCGCAGTACTGGAACGCAATACTATCAGGTGATGGTGAAATAAAACTTGATGAAAGTGAAGAAGTTGAAATCACAGAATAAAATTAACTCCCTCCCCAAAAAGGAGGGTTTTTTATTTACAAATATTTATAAGAAACCCTTAACTTATGTTTAGTTCACCTTATACCACCATAATGGTATTTGCAGTTTTATTCTCAATGATTTTTATTTCATTTGGGGTTTATTACGTCAATAAGTTATTTGTAAATCAAACAAAAGATATTCTTGTTAGATTTATTCTATTGGTTTTTGCATCTTTAGTTGGTGTTTTTATTGTGGACAAAGTGGTTGCGTTTAAGATAAATTTATTATCTGACCAACAAAATGGCGAATTATTTGATTTGATTAAAACATTAACTCTTATGATATTTTCTTATTACTTTGGTTCACAAAAAGGTTCAGATAAAAAAGAAGAATAGTTTGACTTAACACTTATTAACAACTATATTTGAATTAGAAACAATATTTTATTACCACTTAACCTTCCTACGTGAAGACACTTTTGATAGACGGAAATAACCTTTACATGATAGGTTATAATGGAGTTAGGGATTTATTTTCAGGAAATGACCACATCGGTGGAATTTATCACTTTGTTAATACAATCAGAAAACATTTGGAAGAACACAATTATGATAAAGTAATTGTGTGTTGGGACAGCGAGTCAAACACTTCTGTAAGGAAACAAATATATCCAAACTACAAGGCACAAAGAAAAAATGAAATGGGCGAAGAGCAGTATGAATCCTATCTTCACCAAAGACAAAGAGTTAAGCAGTATTTGGAAGAAGTGTTTGTTAGACAAATTGAAGTTCCCGGAAATGAGGCGGATGATTTAATCGGGCAATACTGTAAGATTGCATTAGATGAGAATATAACGATTTTCTCTGCGGATAAGGACTTAACCCAGCTAATATCAGAAAGAGTTCAAATTTACTCTCCTATTAAGAAAGAATACTATAAGTTAGGTGATAAGATATCACTTAACAAAGTTGATATACCACATCAAAATGTATTATTAACAAAAGTATTTGTTGGTGATAAGTCAGATAACATCTCCGGTATTGATGGACTTGGTGAAAAAACTTTGGTTAAATTGTTTCCAATTTTGCAGGAGAAATCATGCACTATCACCGAAATCTTGGATAATGCACGAATTATCGGGCAAGAAAAGAAAGTTCCAAAAATTATTAATAAAATTTTGACTGGTGAGTCAAAAAATGGTATTCTTGGGGAAGAGTTTTATAATACAAATCTAAAGATTGTGGATTTAGGAAATCCACTTGTAACAGATGAGGCGAAGGAGTTAGTGGAACAGGTATACAAAGATACAATTGACCCCACTGATAGGGGTTACAAAAATCTTATGAAAATGATGATGGCTGACGGGTTATTCAAGTATCTACCAAAAGATGATAATGCTTGGGTTAATTTCCTTAAACCATTTTTAAAACTAACAAGAAAAGAAAAAAGAATAATCAACAAAAACTAAAATAAAATGAAAGAGCAACAAGACAGCACAAAGCTTGAATTTCTTTTGACATTGAATGACAACATTATTGTCCAAAGATTTTTTAATGTCAGAGGGTTCAACCCAAAGGCAAAAAATTCATATGAGTTGTATGACTTTATGAAAAGTATCAAGGATAGTTTAAGCTATGACTTGAAAATGAAAACGGTTATCTATATGATGGATAACAAAGATGCGATAATGCATGACCCAAATGTGATGAGTACATCATATACGGATGACGCGGAATACTTCAACTTGTATGTTAAGTTGGGAGACCAGACAATTTGTCATAGAATTTTTGACGGAAAAATGTTTCCACCGAAAGTTCGTTATACGGTGGATGTAAGACCATTCTTAAAAGAAATCTTGAGAGGATTGACTGACATCTTTTCAGATTACAGATTATCTTACGAATATTTGGACTATCAGTTAGCTTAAAAGATATTTATCATTAAAAGGGGATACCACACATTATGAAGAAAAATTTTGATTATTTAGGAAACACATTTCAGGTTCAGTTAATAAATCAACTTATTGTTGATAAGACATTTTCAAACTCCATAATGGATGTTTTAGACCCCAACTACTTTGATAACAAGTATTTTAAAATCATTATCCAATTAACCAAAGAGTATTATAAAAAGTATGAGTCAACACCATCTTTTGATACTTTGGAACAAATAATCAAATCTGAAATAACTCAGGAATTGGTTGCGAAAATTGTTTTGGATACCTTAAAGCAAGTAAAAGACGCTCCGTTTGAAGGTAGTGTATTCGTCCAAGAAAAGGCATTAAAGTTCTGTAAACAACAAGAGTTGCAGAAAGTAATGGAAAAGGCTCAGAAAATTATTTCTGAAGGTGATTTTGAATCTTATGATAAAGTTGAGGGATTAGTAAGAGAAGCGTTACAAGTGGGTCAAACTGATAATGGGGTTACCGATATATTTTCAGGTTTGGATGAAGTGTTGAATGAGGACTATAGACACCCAATACCGATGGGTATTCCCGGAATTGATAAATTACTTAAAGGTGGACTGGCGAAAGGTGAGATAGGTGTTATATTAGCTCCTACGGGGGTTGGTAAGACAACTATCTTAACCAAAATCGCAAACACGGCATTTAATCTTGGGTATAATGTTCTACAAATATTTTTTGAGGATAATCCAAAGATTGTTCAAAGAAAACACTTTACCCTTTGGACAGGAATTGAACCGGATAATCTTAATCAACATAGAGAAACTGTTATTGCGAAAGTTGAAGAAATTAAAAACACAATGACTAATCAACTTAAATTAGTAAAATTGGCATCAGACACTTACAATATGTCTCAAATAAAGAATATGGTAAGAAAGATGATTGCTGACGGAACAAATATTGATTTGATTATGTTAGATTATATTGATTGTGTTACACCGGAATCATCAAGTAAAGATGAGTGGAAAGCTGAAGGTTCAGTAATGAGAGGATTTGAGGCGATGTGTCACGAACTTAATTTGGTTGGATGGACAGCAACACAAGGTAATAGAAGTTCAATTTCATCAGAAGTTGTAACAACAGACCAAATGGGTGGGTCAATCAAGAAAGCACAAGTTGGACACGTTATCATATCAATAGCAAAAACTTTACAACAAAAAGAGATGAACTTGGCAACAATTGCAATTACAAAATCAAGATTGGGTAAAGATGGAGTTGTGTTTGAGAATTGCAAATTCAATAACGAACTACTTGAAATAGATATAGAATCTTCAGTAACATTCCTCGGTTTTGAAGAACAACAAGAAGAAAGAAAAAAAGACAGAGTTAAAGAACTCTTGGAAAAAAGAAAACAAAGAGAGCAAACTGCTCAAAAAAATTAAGATATTAAATATCTTGTTTTTTCAAAAAAAACTTATTATTTTTTATTAGAAATTGAGGTCGCTTTAACGGCGACCTTATATTTAATATTAAAATCACCGATTTTTTATAAAAAACTAAAAGAATTAAAAATGGAAATTTCAAACAGAATTTTATCGGAAATTACAGTGTATATGAAATACGCTAAGTATATTCCCGAATTGAAGAGAAGAGAAACTTGGTACGAGTTAGTAACAAGAAATATGGAGATGCACATCAAATCGTATCCCCATTTAGAACAAGAGATAAGAGACAATTATCAGTTTGTTTATAATAAACAAGTATTGCCGTCTATGAGGTCAATGCAATTCGCAGGAAAACCAATTGAAATTTCACCAAACAGAATTTACAATTGTGCTTATGCACCGGTTGATGATTGGAGAGTATTTTCAGAGATTATGTTCCTTTTATTAGGTGGAACAGGTGTTGGGTATTCAGTTCAAAAACATCACGTAGATGACTTACCTGAAATTAGAAAACCAAATGAAAGAACAAGAAGATGGTTGGTTGCTGACTCAATTGAAGGATGGGCTGACGCTGTTAAAATCTTGGTTAAATCATACTTCTTTGGTGGTTCAAAGATTGAATTTGACTTCAGTGATATCAGACCAAAGGGAGCAAGATTGGTTACATCCGGTGGTAAAGCACCAGGTCCTCAACCACTTAAAGAGTGTTTGATTAAATTGGAAGGTATATTAGAATCAAAAGAAGATGGTGAAAAATTAAGACCAATTGAGGTTCACGATATGGTTTGTCATATTGCTGACGCGGTATTGGCAGGTGGAATTAGAAGAGCGGCACTTATTTCCTTATTCTCGGCCACAGATGATGAAATGATTAGTTGTAAGTCAGGGGCTTGGTGGGAAACAAACCCTCAAAGAGGAAGAGCAAACAATTCAGCGGCACTTGTAAGACACAAGATTACCAAAGATTACTTTATGGATTTGTGGAAAAGAATAGAAGCTAGTGGAGCGGGAGAACCGGGAATCTATTTTACAAATGATAAAGATTGGGGGACTAACCCTTGTTGTGAGATTGCTCTTCGTCCATTCCAATTCTGTAATCTTTGCGAAGTGAATGTTTCAAATGTTGTTAATCAAGAAGATTATGAGGCAAGAATCAAAGCGGCAACATTCATCGGAACACTTCAAGCAGGATATACAAACTTCCACTACTTAAGACCAATTTGGCAAAGAACAACTGAAAAAGATGCTCTTATTGGAGTATCAATGACAGGTATTGGTTCAGGTGCGGTATTAGGTTTGGATATGAAGACAGGAGCTAAAGTTGTAAAGGCTGAGAATGAAAGAGTTGCAGGATTATTGGGAATTAATAAAGCGGCAAGAACTACCACAGTTAAACCGGCAGGAACAACTTCATTAACACTTGGAACATCATCAGGTATCCATGCTTGGCACAATGACTATTACATCCGTAGAGTTAGAGTTGGAAAGAATGAGTCAATGTATGGTTATTTAAGAGATAATCACCCTGAACTTATTGAAGATGAGTATTTCCGTCCACACGACACCGCAGTTATTGGTATTCCACAAAAGGCACCGGAAGGTTCAATTTTGAGAAATGAATCACCAATTCAATTGTTGGATAGAGTTAAAAAAGTTCATTCAGAATGGATTAAACCGGGACACAGAACGGGAAGTAATTCACATAATGTATCTGCAACTATTTCGGTTAGAGAACACGAATGGCCTGCGGTTGGTGAATGGATGTGGGAAAACAGAGAATATTATAATGGATTATCTGTATTACCGTTTGACGGAGGAAGTTATATTCAAGCGCCATTTACTGATTGTACTAAAGAAGAATATGAAAAGTTAATGGAAACCCTAAAAGACGTTGACTTATCTAATATTATTGAATTAGATGACGATACTGATTTAAGAGGTGAAGCTGCTTGTGCGGGAGGAGCTTGTGAGGTTACAATTGCTTAATCTATGGAAAAAGAAAAAAAAGAGGGGGAGAAGTTTAAACTTCTCCCTTCTCATTATTATATGGATGGGACAAGATTGGTATTTACAGAACAATACCATTTAGATAGAGGTTATTGTTGCGGTAATAAATGTAGGCATTGTCCTTTTGACCCACAGTATGAAAAAAGAAATACTACAATAAAAAAATAATATAAGTATATTTATAACATATGGCAGACGGAAGAACATATGGTATAAATTTCCCTTTCCGGGATTCCCCAACGGGAGAATATCTCCAATTAACCCAATATCAAAAAGATGAAATAAGGGCTGATTTAATTCATTTATTATTAACCAGAAAAGGTTCAAGATATTATCTACCTACTTTTGGAACAAGAATATATGAATTTATTTTTGAACCGTTTGATGGATTAACTTTTGATGCAATTGAATCAGATATTAGAGATGCTATTAATTTATTCATGCCAAATTTAATTGTTAATAGTATAACAATTGAACCTGCAAGTATTGAAGATGAAGTTCCGGTTGGGGGTTCAAGTACATTACTTACAGATGATTTACCATATATTTATAGGGTTCCGGGTAAAGGAACCGCTGATTATACTGCAAAAATAAAAATAGATTACTCTACAGATTCTGCAACATTTGCACAGAGTGATTTTGTAATTATCAATATTTAAGATAAATGGCAAACGGAAAAATATCATATACAGTTAGAGATTATGAAGGGATAAGAGTTGAACTCTTAAATTATGTTAAAACGTATTATCCTGATTTAATACAAGATTTTAACGACGCTTCGGTATTTTCTGTCTTTTTGGATTTGAACGCCGCTGTTGCTGACAACTTACATTATCATATTGATAGAAGTATTCAAGAGACAGTATTACAATACGCCCAACAAAAATCATCCATATACAACATTGCAAGAACTTACGGATTAAAAATACCCGGACTAAGACCATCAGTTTCACTTGTTGATTTTTCAATAACGGTTCCGGCTTATGGGGATAAAGAAGATGAAAGATATTTGGGAAAACTATTAAGAGGGTCTCAAATAAGTGGCGCTGGACAAGTGTTTGAAAACCTTTATGATATTGATTTTGCCTCCCCATATAATTCACAAGGGGCTTTAAATAGATTAAAAATACCAAATTTTAATGGTAACGGAGTTTTAATTAATTATACAATAACAAAAAGAGAAATTGTTGTTAATGGTATTACAAAAGTTTTTAAAAAGGCTATTACACCAAGTGATGTTAGACCATTTTATGAATTGTTTTTACCTGAAAAAAATGTTTTAGGTATTACAAGTGTTCTTTTAAAAAGTGGTGATTATACAAACGTCCCCACCGCTGCGGAATTTTTAGGTGCGGATAATAGATGGTATGAAGTAGATGCTTTGGCGGAAGATAGAATCTTTATTGAAGATAATACAAAAGTATCAGACCAACCAGGAATAAAAGTTGGAAAATATATTCAAACAAATAATAGATTTATTTCAGAATTCACACCTGAAGGGTTTAAAAAAATGACCTTTGGTGGAGGAGTCTCCTCGGCTCAAGATGCACTAAATCAATTTACAACTGTAGGTTCAACACTTAATTTACAAAATTATTCTAACAACTTTTCTTTAGGTTCAACATTAACACCAAATTCAACTTTATTTGTTCAATATAGAATTGGTGGTGGATTGATTACAAACTTGGGAGTTAATGTAATAAATCAAATTGGGACAGTTTCATTCTTCGTTAATGGACCTTCTGAATCAACAAACAATTCGGTTGTTGCGTCATTAAAATGTAATAACGTCACTGCGGCAATAGGTGGTGCGAATGCTCCAACAACAGAAGAAGTTAGAAACTTTGTATCGTTTAACTTTGCGGCTCAAAAAAGAGCGGTAACGGTTCAAGATTATAATTCAATTTTAAGGAATATGCCGGCCCAATTCGGAGCACCGGCAAAAGTTGCAATAACCGAGAATA